ATTTTTGATAGTTTGTCCTTGTCTTACTTTTAAATTATTATATGTTTTCAGACTAGCACCAGACAAATTCCCTACCATTGAATTTTGAAGTCTAATAAACTTCTCTAACAATGATGAATTTATTCGTCTAAAAATCTTACCAACTGTTGATAAGTATAATGTTACTTCTTCTGTTTCTGATTGAGTAAAAGTTGCTTTACCAGAAACATCTTTAAATGAAGCATTATCCATCCATACACTATCTATATTTTTTAATCCTTTTATATCCACACCGAATTTTGCTGACATTGATGGCAAATTATCGCCTTCATAGGTGGTGTGCCATACAACTCCAATTTGTGATTTAGAGATTTGTCCAGCAAGTTCAGAACCCATAGGTGCAGCATAAACGATAGTGTTAGGCTGAAAAGAAATAAAGGTTTGTTCATCAATTTTCTCCTTTTTTAAATCTTTCTTGGTGAACATTAAATCACCTTGAATAACATTTTTAATTCCTAATTTTTTAAATTCTTTTAATGCGATTGCAAACTTGTCTTTTAAATCACCAGAAACATCTATTTCTGATTCTTCTTTATACAACTTTGGATTTACATTAAATACTGATTTCTTTGCGACAAAGAACTTGCCATCTGATGGGTCAATGCCTGCAAATATAGCAGGGGCCCCGTCCCACTTAACAGTCATATTAACTGAACCTTTAGATGACCCAGATAACATATCTCTTAATGATTGTAGAAAATTAATTGCACCTCTACCCCCACCGACACCAAAGTTGAGTATCTCATCTTCCAAGTGTTCAAGGTGTAGATTTTTGCCTTGTTTATCTTCTAATAAAAATTCTTTAAATGTTAACATTTTTCAATTTTTCCATAGTTCTATTACTACTATATTTATAAATTGAAATTTGTCAAGTCTTTAAAACATTCCAGTTCTTGCATTTAAATTACCAGCAACCATAACTCTTTCAAAGTCAATTTCTTGTGGTGGTACTTTATGTTTTACCCAGCCTGGAAACATCACCAGTAATCCGTTTGACGGTTGTACTTTATAATCTGTGTTTGTGAATACTAATGGTGAACATTGACTAGTTACATTAACATAGTATGTCCAAGACCATATCGCAGGCCAATGGTCGTGGGATACAGTATATTCTCCCTTTTTATATACTGCACCCCAACAATCGTAACAATCTGGAATGAATTGTACTGGTGATACTTCTATTGAAATTTCTCTTACCCAGTTTACTAGTTCTTGAAAATGTTCACCACCAGCTTCTAATTGCATATTCCATTCAGTCATTTGTGCTTTTACATTTGACTTGTAATTTATTCTATCACCTTGTTGTCTGATAAACTTTTCTAATATAGGGTTAAGAGTTTTCCATTTGTCATATGTTTTGAGAACAACTGGATATCTCTCTTTGAATAATATTTGTCTACCTTCTTTACCCCATATTGGTGGGTGGTCTTTTACTGGATCATCTACCATACATTTTCCTTTAAGAATTTTGGTAAAGGTTCTCTACCAAATGGTCTTATAGTCATTAGAGTTGAAACCATTTCTTCAGCGTCTTCCTTGAATTTAAATATTTGGACAACATCGTTTGTCGGTAATTCAATAACAACATAGCAAGCTGCTTTATCTCTCCATTCCACATCAACAAAATATTTAACCTTGTACTTTTTATATTTTGAGGTCGGAAAACTTTTCATAAGACTTCTCTCCTAATCTTTTTCCAACACCAGTATTGTCAAAGACTGGTTCATTCTGTCCAGAGTCTAACACATCTTTTTGTGCGACTTGTTCAACATCATATAACTTCATCTTTGCTCTATCTATTCCTAATATGAATCTTTTATTCATTGTAGGGTCATTATATCTGTTCTTTAATTGTTTAATCATTATCTGATTTAAATCCTCTAGTTCCTCTGTTGATATTAATGCAAACATTAAATCAGCAGTTGCAGGCAATCCAAAACTTTCAGATGTATCTTCTAATCCTACATCTGTTGAAGTGTATGCACTTCTCGTTGTCTGTGTTGCAGAAACAATCGGCACATTTGATTCAACTGCAAACCCTCTAAGTTCTTCTGCAATAGCCTTAATATAAAAATATGAACCTATACTTGCATTACCTTTAAACCTAGATGATGAACAAATATTTAGATAGTCTATAAAAATGATATCTGGTTTAAATGATTTCTTGAGTGCAAGTTCTTTTACTAAACCTTTAAAGTGTCCACTATGTGCAGATGCAGTTGGATATTCTTTAATTACTAATTTACCATTTGTCTTTTTAGATATACTTGATATCTTATCAGTAAACATCTTTTTAGGTAGTTCGTGTAAATCATCAATAGATATATTCATTAAGTTTGCATCTATTCTTTCTGCAATCTTTTCTTCTGCCATTTCTAATGTAATATAAAGAACATTTTTACCTTGCATCAAAGTTGATGCAGCCATATGACACATAAACAATGATTTACCTACACCAGTACCAGCAAGTGCAACATTTAATGTTTTATTAGGTAAACCACCTTTAGTAATCTTATTAAAGTAGTCTAAGTCAAAAGATATTTTATCTTCTTTTTTATGATAGTATTCATATCTATTTTCAGACTCATCAATATAATCGTGTCCAATATGATTGTCAAATGATACTGAAAGTGCATCTGATAATATACTTGGAATAGATTCTGGTGTGTTGTTCTTATCTTTGTCTTCTATTATTTTTATACTATCAACAACTGCATTATATACAGCTTTGTCTTTACAGAATTGTTCAACTGTTTTCAACAACCAATCGTAATCAACCTCTGACTTATCAAGTGATTTTAAAAGTTCTAATGCACTAGTATGTTCAGTATCTGATAAATCTCTTCTGTTTTGAAGTTCTATTTCTAAAACAGTTTGAGTTGGAGGTTTAGAATACTTCTCTACAAAGTCATTTATTTCTTCAAAGACAATCTGTTGACTTCTATCTTTAAAATATTCTTTCTTTAAAAAGGGTGTTACCTTACGATTGAATTGTTCATTGTTCAATAACTGACTTAGTGTCGTTACTTCTATCGTCTGATTTTGTACCACTAATTACCCCCTCTGAATAATGTTTATCTACTATATCACAAAGTATATCACCTAGAAGATTTTTGAAATCTATATTCAAATGTTCTTCTTTCAATCCGTTGTAATCAACAACTGTATATTGAAATTTAAGAACTGCTTCTAAGCCTTGGTTTTGTGAGTCTTGTACTGATGCAATCTTTCCAAACTTGAATACAACACCATCATATCTACCACCTTTAATACCAATGCAATCTTGTTGTGACTTTGATTTGTTTTCTAAGAAAACATAACTATCTGCGATATTACCTAAATATCTTTTTGAGGTATCATTCGCTTTCTTCAACGCTTTCTGTTCCACCATATCTAAATTCCTTTTTTGCACATTCATCTAAGATGGCCATAACATCTTTAGTGAAATATTTCTTTGGGTCATTCAATATAGTTTTACCATATTGTTTTGAACCGTCTGGTAATTCATACCTTGTTGAAACTTTTTTGAATACTTTATATTTTTCTGCAAGTTCAAGTAATCCATAATATCTATCAAGACCTTTATTATATGTTAGTCTAACATCTACCATTTTGTTTTCAATGGTAAGTCTTGATTTAAAGTTTTTACAATGTATAATATTACCTACAACTTCTGTTCCTTCTTTTTCTTTTCTTTTAGAAAGATATACAATAGAAGAAGCTGCATATTTTAATCCAGAACCACCACCCATTTCTTTTGTTGGAAACATAGAACCAACAACATCATATGTGTGATTCGTTACAACCATAGGTACTTTTGCTTTACCAAGTTTTAAAGTCAACACTCTAAATGCAGCTTTAAGAACTTGAGCACGAGTCATATCTCTTGTTTCTTTTCCCTCAGCAGTATCTTCAACTTCTTTTGTTGTTGATAACATACCAAGTGAATCTAATGCAAGAAATAATGGTCTACGAATAGATTCTTCTTGATTAATATAACTATCTAGAACTTTCAATGATTGAGTTCTAAATTCTTGTACTGTTGTTACTGGAAGTATAACCATTCTTGATGGGTCAATACCTCTATCAATAATCATTTGTTTAGTAATCGCACTTTCACTTTCAAAGTATATGACACCACTCTCTGGATTTTTGTCCAGAAAGTTTTTACACATACCCATCAGAAAAAATGTTTTACCAGTT